CCTGTTTCAATGTAGTCAGTTGCTACCAAGCCTTGCTCGGCTTGTGCATCTTGGATATAAACACCATCGGTTCCATTTCCAGAATAAACAAGATTGTATTGATATGTTTCGTTCACATAAATAATAAAATTATTTGCTGCGCCCGATGTTTTGTTTACCGATAAAGAACAACGCCACCATCCATTTCCAACATTTGTTATATTAGAATCAATAGCCGTAGAGCCGCTTGTTTCAGTTAGACCATTTACTAAATCAAATTTAGCATACCCATCCGTAGAAGAAGAATCTCTTATCGCTATATAATTATAACCATTAGCCTTCGCATAAACGCTATATGTATACACACCATTTGATGCCGCTACTCCAGATTGGTAAACTGCGTGAGTATTACTATTAGTATCGGGTGTAACTTTCCAAGCATCATTATTATTATCGTATCCCGATTGATTATCAATTAATGCGAGTCTTGCAATAATCCAAGTAGTATCAAACTGATTTGATTGCAGCAAGAGATTCTCTCTACCCTTCTCAATTAAGCCAGATGAGGCTACCCTCGTAGCAGCAAGATTTGAACCCCTACTAAAAGTAAAATCCCCACTACCATCCGTAGGGCGTACACTATACAACTTACCATCCTTATAGGCGGTAGGTATCATTGCTAAACTGCTTGACTTGTATATACTCATCGTAGTAAACTTATTTCTTTAATAGTACAGATTCTTGCCTCCGTAGCTCCGCTATCAGCAACCACTCTCGTATTGTAAGCGTTAAACAACGCCTCACCTGAATCTCTCTCACCCATTGTACGGATAGACTCACTCGCACATCCAAAGCCCTCCATAATAGCACCATCAGCTAATGCTCGTGTCTTTAACTCATCTACCGCATAGATGTAGTAGCTAATCTCGTTGAAGTTGATGTCGTTCTGCGAACCCCACCAAGTGCTTCCGTATATTGCTCCGTAGCCGTTACCCATTCTTATTCTGTTTTTTTAGATACACCTTCAGCTTCTTTATGTTTGAAGCCTTTGGCTTGTAGATCTTCTTAACTATAAAACCCATCCATTGAAGTTCTGATTCTTACTAGGGTACATATCATCGTTGCTGCTGTTGTTGTACTCAGGGTACAAGCTGCTATAAAACGCCATGTGATCAACAAACCTACGAGAGTAATGCTCTGCGATGTCTCGCTCCTTTTGTACTAGGTAGTCCAGATCCTGTTTAGTAACACTCTCGCCATTCTCTGCACCCTTCACATAGATACCACCATTCGCTACCTTATAGTGGATGTAAGGCAATATCTCGATTGCTGCATAGTGTATCACCATATCCTGAATGTAGCTCGTAAAGAGCGTGAGATAGTTGCCAGTCAATGTATCACCATTGATATCACTAGCTATCTTGTTGAATAGGTTAGTGCCTAGTATGTTCTGAATGTGGATGTCTTGAGCAATCTTGATGAACTGGATCATCTGATCTCTGTCCACATTGCCGTTGATTCCTGTTCTCTTTATAACATCAGCTGGGCTGACAAATAGTACTTGCGCCATTATATACCTCCTTGAATGTCCTTAATAGATGGAGGGTTCACGAACCCCTTGTTCTTCATGTTGCTAGGAGTTACAGCTACTTTATCATTGTTAGCCTCTGGTCTAAAGCCCTTCTGTCTTGCTTTCGTTGTGCTAATCGTTTCAGCATTCGGACTCTTGACATCAGGTCTTACTCCTCCCTTACTCATGTAGGTTCTACGAACCCACTTGTGCTTACATCTAGCACCACCCTTGTACAACCAGATAGAGTAGGTACTTGCACCATTGACACCGAACCCAGCGTTCACCGCTTGGTTGTCCATCTTTATGATATCCTCCTTGCGATAGACTTTGTTCGCTGTCATCATCTTACGGCAGAACTCACGCTGTGGTGATTTGCTACCATCGTATCTGTAACGAACTAGGAACTGCGTACCCTCTGCATTCTCTCCATCTTGTTCGCTGTTAGCGTTAGGTCTTGCTGTACCAGTAGAGGCGAACTTAAGTGTAGAGTCTAAAGCATCTTCCTGATCGTAGTCTACATCACGCTCATCTACTAACTCCCACTCATCTTCATCTACATCTTCACCTAAAGCGATAAGGTCATCGACCATGCTATCGTATTCCTCTGGCATATCCATAGAACACTCGTGCTTCTTTTGCGACATCATCGTAGTGATAGCCTCTGAAGAAGTGCCTGTGAATAAAGCATTCGCAACCTCTGGAGAGAACTGAAGCATCTGAATCAAGAATGTAATTGCTTGATCTTGAGTCAAGATACCCTCTGATACTTTTGCAATGATGTCAATCGCACCAGCGATCTGCGCTCCATTGTACGATGCCTCTTTCTGTACTAGTTCTTCAGCCACCTCTGGATCTTGTTTGATGTCTACGACAGCATCACCTTGATCTTCTATCTTGACACCAGTTTCTTCTTCTACTACCTCTGCGCTCACAGCGTTCTGTAAGTCGGTGAACTCGATAGGAGTGAGTGTCTGGAAGTATAGGCTCAACGCAATGTTGTTGAATCCTAGTATCTGATCAAGTGCTGCAATGACTTGGTCTTGCTTTGGTTGGATAACGCTGTTGTCAAACAACTGGAATGCCGTCTTTATCTCATCAGCATTGTTCCCTAGACCTGTTTGATCCTTAACACCAAACAACATAGGGCTAGTGATTCTATGACCTACTAGTACCTTCTGCTGTGATTCTCTAGATAAGAACTCGTACTGGTTGTGAGCATCGCTCAACTGCACAGGCTCAATACTTGCTGCGCTGTTCGAGTCATCGTTAAACGCTAGAATGAACTTACCTGAGTTCGATGAACCACTCCACTTCTGCTTAATCTGTGATTCAATGATATCACGCTCCTCCTCTGGAGGTACACCATTGTTGAAGTTCACAATCATAGAAGGAGCAAGTCCGTTCTTGATATTGTTGATGTGGTAGTTCGCTACCTCTCCCTCTAGTTCTGCGTATGGTAACGCTCCCTGATAGTCTACTGGTGAGTAGTAGTAGCTTCCTGATCTGTAAGGTCTGAAGTAAAGTATCTCTACCTTCTCAGAGGCTTCACCATATCCAAAGGCTGGTATGCGTTCTACACCCTTCTTAGAGCGTACCTCGCTCCATTTGTAAGCGTAGTAGTATGCCTCAACCTCTCCTTCATCGTTGCACTTCTCAGCTCGTAAGCATTCGACAGGCATATGGTACACCTCAACGATCTTGCTCTTGTCTCTATTGTAGATGACTTGAAACGCTCCGTTCCCTAGCAAGTAGTAGTCGTTGATGACCTTCTTCAGTTCGCTGTCTTTGATTAGCTTACGCAGTTGTAAGTAGCCCTCTGGATTATTAGCTGAATCCGTAGCATCGATACCTTTACCGAAGATCATATCTATCACACCAGATACTACTGCGTTGTTAGTCGGTGATCCGTTGTATCGGTCAATCAAGTACTGGAAGTAATTGTTGTCCTCGCCATACTCTACCCACCCACTACGAGCGTTCTCAGATATTACTGGTGAGGTGTAGCTTGACAGCTGCACGAAGTTGATATTATTCGCCATAAATCTTAAATTCGTTGTCCATTGTCTTTTCTGTCGTTGCTAGTTTCGGTTGGTATGTAGCAACATCAGATCCTGATGGTAGGATATACATACGATCCTGAGAAAGTAGTTTCACCTTACTAGCCTCCCATATCTTAACGACATAGAAGTTCTCTGCTACTAGAGCAGATACATCATAGGTAAAGGTAAGTACTTTTCTAAAGTCATCCCATGTTCCACTAAGGGAAGTGTCTACCACCTCCTTGCGCTGATCTTCAGAGATTATCTCAATCTCAAATGACTCCGTTGTGAAATCTCGGAGGTACATCTTGATCGTAGCCGTTGTATTTTCTTCTACAATTATCATCTAATTATAAAACCCAAAAGGAAAGATGTGGTATATTTGCCGTTCATTGCTCTCTTAGGTAGGTGCAATTCCTACCAAAAAAGAACCCCCTCCAGAAATGGAAGGGGTTTTTTGTTTCTAGTCTACTGACTCTTAGATGTCAGAGATAGTAGAAGCATCAGCAGTAATCGTAGCATCTACGAAGTTCGCTGGAATCTTCTCTTGAGCTGTGAAGGTCAAGGTATATCCTGATAGATCTCCCATCGCTGCACCAGTAGCGATAGAGCCACCGCTTACCTCAGCACCATACTCTAAGCCCATCAAGAACTTGTTGCCGTTGTTATCCTCTACGATTACATGAGGTCTTGCATAAGCAAGTAACTTCAATTCATTGTGAGTCTGCTTAGACATCTTCTTGAAGGTCAAGTTCAATGTCTGCTCGTAGAAGGTTGTACCATTCTCACGAGATGAGGTAACAGCTTGTTCGAAGCTAGAGTTTCCTTTTAGTTTGAACTCAAACCAATCTGGGGTACCACCGAACGAGTCTACTACATCTGTATCTGTTCCATCATAGGTGATAGCACCTATTGTTCCGAAGTCTGCAAAGTACACAGAGGTGATTCCACCTACTACATCCTTACAAGGCTCGTTTCTTCCTTTTGTTAATACACACGCCATATTCTATAAATTAAAAAAGGGTAGGCAGATCGAACCCACCTACCCCTTTAATGATTAAATAACTACTTCTTAAGTGTAGTAAACTACATCTGCCCCCGTCCCAATCTGACATCCAGCGGCCATGCGCATGATCACACGAACATTCTTGCTACCATCTAAGTCAGCCATGTCTAACAACTTCACTTCTTGCCAGTCAGCAAGGATAGAAGTACCAAAGTATAAGTTAGACTTCTGAGCAGCAATCATATCGTTTGTCGGTAGACCTGAAGCTACGAACAACTTAACACCATCAAAAGCTAAATCGCCTCCGTTGTACCAAGTAGTACCTTGTGCAGCAACACCATTAGCACCTAAGCCTGAAGCTCCGAAGCCACCTAATGCACGAACATAAGAACGAGCGATGTGCTGAGATACATAGATGTAGAGATCCTCTTTGCCGTACAATGCAGCTGGGATAGCATCTACTACTTTACCCAACTCTGTGATAACATTAGCAGCTGTGATAGTAGTACCTACTACATCTACTACATCTGCGTTAGCAGCAGCCAAAGTAGTGAAACCATCGAACTCACCAGCGTTAGCATCAACACCTTGCCAGATGTTTGATTCGTTCTTTGCAGCTACCTTAGAAGCAACATATCCGATCAAGTAATCAGAGAATGTAGCTGGAAGGTTGTCATGAGCAGAGAAGCCCATCTCAGCAGCATACCAGTCATCTTCAAAATCGCTCTTACACAATTCGAGATTTACTTGTAGTTGCTTGACTTCTAGGATGCTCTCTGCGAGAGTCAATGTAGAAGTGTCAGAGAAATCACAAGTTGCATCCTTAGTGATTGCATCTAAGTTCATAGTCTTTAGGACTTCTTTGAACTTTACATTTGGTTTAATAGTAACACCACCGCCATCGATAGTGTCTGCGCTCAATAGAGCTGCGCTTACAAAACGACCTGCTGCTTCACCAGCATAAGTCGTAGTTACTGAAGTGGTTGTAGCCATTTTTCTTCTTTATTTAATTTAGGATAATTTACTTAAAACACGAGACAATGTATCTTGCGGTGCTTTCTTAGCATAGCGATTCATGTCTACCTTTTTCTCTACTGGTGCAGCAGCGACTTTCTTAGCAGCTGGAGCTTCATCAACACTCATCTCCACTTGTTCTTCTACTACTTCTTCAGTAGCACTCATTTCTTCCTCTTGAGGCATCATGTTAGCGATCATCTCTTTGATCTCAGATACTGCGCTTTCAAACTCCTCTTTGGTAACATAGCTCATTTCTTCTTCCTCCTCAGCAGCTTGTTCTACTTCAACCTCTACTTCTGGAGCTTCTTCTTCGGCAGCTGCCTCACGAATCTCAGCGATGACACCTTCTTCTTCGATAACCAATACACGACCATCTTCTAGTTCATGCTCTCCTACTGGAGCAGCTACCTTCTCCTCATCTTCACCTACGAGGAACACATTTTGACCAGCCTCGAAAGACTCAGCCTCAATCGTTACACCATTGGCCAACTGCATAGTAGCCATCTCTACTTTTTGGACTTCCTCACTTGGAGTGAGAGCCATCTCAATCTTCTTGAATACTTCGTTTAGATTCATTTTCTAGAACTTTGTTAATTAAAAAACTATTTATTGATATTTTGGGTTACTTTCTACAACTGATCCAGTTCCTTCAATTTGCTCTCTGCCCATCCCTTAGCACTAAGACCACCCCATAGCAAATACGATATGTAGCCACAGCTTGTAGTGTCTCCTTCATCGTAATACTCTTGCGCTCTACTTAGATAGCTGTGCATACGCTTGATGGTTTCTACTGAGAGTGGTTGCTTTTGTGAGAGCTGTTGCGCTCGGATCTTACCGACTTGAGTAGCGCACTTGTTGCCTTGCTTCTCGTTGAGTTCGATTCCTTTCTTTGCATTGTTAGATACTGAATCAGGGTAGTCTTTGAATGACTCCATCTCCAGCTTCTTTCCATTCTTGTATCTCTTGTCGTTCTTGAGAACGCCTTTAGTTATTCCCAGAAGATATAGTGAGAGGAGGTGTTCTGCTTCTGCTGATTCGATTGCTGATAACTCCGTATTGACTTCAATAGCGGACTCTCGTTGCATGAACCATCCCTCAATCGAGAACCCATTGACTCTACCTTCTTTGACATATTGTTCCCAGATATCTTCGTTATTGACTTTCATGCTGACCATCCATGTACCTACTGGGTACTCTAAGCCATAGGCTCTAGACTTGTCCTT